TATCTACAGATAAAAACGATCTTAAAAAAGGTGGTGTGTGGACCAGTGAAGGCAATCACCATTTTGTGTTTGACAGATTCTTTAATCAGTTTTTAATTAGAAAACGTTGGGACATAAACTATCAACGAACAGCACAAATGTTAAAAGAAGCATGCAACTGTGATGACAAACGTATTGGTAAGGAAAGAATATCTGTATTTGTAGTAAAACAATTTGATAAAAAATCTGATGACTACAATCAAAAAGAATTAAAACCAAAGGATATATTTTGAGAACGATTGTATTAGGACCACCAGGTACAGGAAAAACTACAACTTTGTTAAATAAAGTTGATGACTATCTTAAACAAACAGATCCTGATAAGATAGGTTACTTTGCATTTACACAGAAAGCTGCACACGAAGCAAGAGACAGGGCAATTAAAAAATTTAATTTAACAGAAGATGATCTGCCATACTTTAGAACACTACACTCACTAGCATTTAGAAAGTTAGGATTAAAAAAAGATAATGTTATGCAGCCTAGACACTACAAAGATCTAGGTAAGAAGTTAGGTTTTCCTGTAACATACGCAGACTATCAAGAAGACCAGGGTGGTATCTTTACATCAGACAGTGAGTATTTAAGAATTATACAGCTGGCACAACTACGTAACATTACACCAGAACAACAGTTTGATTTAGCAGAACACACGCAAGACCTGGAGAGAGATCAACTTAGAATTATACACAACGAACTTATACGTTATAAAAAAGAATACAACTTAATAGATTTTAATGACATGATATTAGACTTTACAAAATCAGATGTGTCACCAAAGTTTGACGTAGTATTTATTGATGAGGCACAAGACTTATCATTAATGCAATGGGACATGGCAAGATCAATATGGAATAAAACAAAAGATTCTTTTATTGCAGGTGATGATGACCAAGCAATATTTAGATGGGCCGGTGCAGATGTTGATTCTTTTATAGCTTTACAGGGACAATACCTACCACTAACTCAGTCTTATAGAATACCGGCTAAAGTACATGGTCTAGCTATGGGTATTATAAATAAAATTAAAAATAGAATTGATAAAACGTGGCAACCGAAAGTAAATCAAGGAACTTTACACAGACATTTTGATATAGATAGTGTTAACATGTCTACTGGTGAATGGCTAATACTTAGCAGAACCAGACACATGTTAAATGACATAGAAGAATCTTTATACAGACAAGGTTTGTATTATAAAAATAGATACAAAAGAAATGATGAACAAGATTTACACGAGTGTGCAATAGCATGGGAAAGTTGTTTAAAAGGACAACCACTATCTTATAAACAAGTAGAAAGTATGTCTAAATACATAAGTGACAAACATTGGCAAAAGAAAAAAATAAAAGGTATGACTAAAGGATCTTTTTATAACATAGATCAATTAGTAAATGACTACGGTCTTCAAGTTAAAACAGTTTGGTATGAAGCATTTGACAATGCAGGTCAAACTAGAGTAAACTATTTACGTAAGATGAGAAAGAATGGAGAAAAATTAAACGAGAAACCTAGAATAGAATTATCAACTATACATGCGGCTAAAGGTGGTGAAGCAGAAAATGTTGTATTGCTAACTGATCTTACAGAAAACACTATGAGAAGCTATGAAAGAAATCCAGATGATGAAAATAGATTGTTCTATGTTGGTGCAACAAGAACAAAAGAAAACTTACACATAATAGAACCCAAAAAATATGAAAAAGGATATTTACTATGAAACCATATGATAAGCAGATCGGAGGATCTCACTACCAAAAATATAAAATACAGCCAAGCAAGTTTGTAATAGAGAATGAGTTGCTCTATCCTGAGGGTTGTGCTATAAAATATATTATAAGACATCGCGACAAGGGAAAGAAACAAGACATACTAAAAGCAATACACTTTTTAGAAATGATTATTGAAAGGGATTACGATGCAGATACCTCTATTTAAACCACAGACAGAGTGGTTACCACCAGAAAATTTTCCAGACCTATCTAAGTATGATGAGATTGCAATTGACTTAGAAACTAAAGACCCAGACCTAATAAAGATGGGGTCAGGATCTGTAGTTGGTAAAGGAGATGTTACAGGAATTGCTGTAGCTGTAACTGGTTGGTCAGGATACTATCCTATTGCTCATGAAGGTGGTGGTAACATGGATCGTAAAAAAGTTTTAAAATGGTTTCAAGGTGTATTAGATACACCAGCAGATAAAATATTTCACAACGCTATGTATGATGTGTGTTGGATACAAGCGCTCGGTTTAAGTGTCAGCGGTAAAATAGTAGACACGATGATAGCATCGGCCCTTGTTGATGAAAATCAAATGCGCTATGACTTAAACAATTGTGCTAAACGATACACTGGAAAAGGTAAAAATGAAACAGATTTATATGCTGCTGCAAAAGATTGGGGTGTTGACGCGAAGGCAGAAATGTATAAACTACCTGCCATTTATGTAGGTGCATACGCAGAAAAAGATGCAGAAATAACTTTAGAGTTATGGCAAGAACTTAAAAAAGAAATATTACACCAAGATATACAATCTATTTTTGATCTTGAGACGGAACTTTTTCCTTGTCTAGTGGCCATGAAATTTCGTGGGGTTCGAGTAGACGTTCAAAAAGCTCATACAATGAAGCAAGAGCTAGCGCAACAAGAAGATAAGTTAATCCAAACAGTAAAAAAAGAAACAGGAATAGACACTCAAATATGGGCTGCAAGATCGATTGCACAAGTGTTCGATAAATTGAAACTAGACTACGATAGAACTGAAAAAACATCTGCACCTTCCTTTACTAAAAACTTTTTACAGAATCACCCCCACCCACTGGTGAAACTAATTGCCCAGGCTCGTGAAATAAACAAAGCCCATACCACGTTTATTGATACCATACTCAAACATTCACACAAGGGTAGAATACATGCAGACATTAACCAATTGCGTTCGGATAATGGCGGAACTGTGACCGGTAGATTCTCATACTCAAATCCAAATTTACAGCAAATACCAGCTAGAAACAAAGACCTCGGACCACGGATCAGGGCGTTATTTATACCTGAGGACGGTCATACATGGGGTTGTTTTGACTATTCTCAGCAAGAACCTAGGTTGGTAGTGCATTATGCAGCTTTACAAAATTTATATGGTGTTAGTGATGTTTTAGATGCATACAATGAAGGTGATGCAGATTTTCACACAATTGTTGCTGATATGGCAGAGATACCTAGATCACAAGCTAAAACTATAAATCTTGGATTGTTTTATGGTATGGGTAAAAATAAATTACAGGCAGAATTAGGTGTATCTAAAGATAAATCAGATAGTTTATTTAGACAATATCACAACAAAGTTCCGTTTGTAAAACAATTAATGGATAATGTTATGCAACGTGCACAGAACTCTGGTAAAGTTAGAACTTTACTTGGTCGTTTGTGTAGGTTTCATTTGTGGGAACCTAATCAATTCGGTATACATAAAGCATTGCCACATGATACAGCACTCTTGGAACACGGACCAGGGATCAAACGTGCATACACTTACAAAGCATTAAACAAACTTATACAAGGTAGTGCTGCTGACATGACAAAGAAAGCTATGTTAGAATTATACAAAGAAGGTATCATACCACACATACAAGTACATGATGAACTTGATATATCAGTTAAAGATCCTGCGCATGCAGAAAAGATAAAACAAATTATGGAATCTGCTGTTGACTTAGAAGTACCTAACAAAGTAGACTACGAATCAGGTCCTAATTGGGGCCAAATAAAATAATGTTTATAATTGACACTTATTTAGATAAAAGTGCAATACAAGGTGTTGGTGTATTTTCTAAAGAAAATATAAAAAAAGGTAGAAAGATAAAAGAAGTAAGACCTGAATTTGAAATAAGATTTAATAAAACAAATCTACCTAGAATGCCTTTAGCTTTGGCTAATTTTATACAAACACATGCTCACGAAGAAAATGAAAATGAATATTGTTTGGGTATTGATAATGAAAAATATTTAAATCACAGTGATAATCCTACTGTAGACGAAGAAGGTTATGCATTAAAAAACATAGCAATAGGCGACGAAATTACAATAGATTATAACAATTTTGATGATAATATAAAATTATGGCTTACCTAAACGCAAATATTCCTGTACAATACGCGCAAATAAAAAAGGAGTATTTATATGACCTTAAAAAACATAAAGGCGAAGTTGAAGACTGTATTATCTTCGGCATCACATCTCTTACCGGAAGAGCTATTCTCTTC